ATCTTATGCAATATCTCTATATTGCACGTTTGTTTTGTTTTATCAAAAGAAAGTATTTTACCTATCTTAACACAATTCAAAACACTTGAAAATTGCTCAAAACAAACTTCAAGTGCTTCCGACAAGGTTTTATCTGTATTTGGATTTATTATCATACCTGTTTAAAGTTCCCATAAAGTTCAGAGCCAACATTTAATTCTATCGTTGTTATACAATTACCAGCAATAGAATCACTAATTATACCTTCGTGCCTTAACCCAAATATCTTGTACTGGCCATCAAACTGTGGAGCATATTTTGAGTTTATCTCTATAACTTGGCCAATCAAAAGCTCTGGTTCAAACAACATCTTAATTATAAGTGTTGATGCTTTTCTTTCTGGCGCGGCTAACAAACCAGAAGCGTCATTTATTAAAGGTACATATCCCACAAAAGCTTCATCTTGACCTAAAATATTTACTTTATCCAAATCTACAAAAACATTCTTATCTGGGTTATATTGCTTCAATATGGCCAGAGGCTTCCCCATCAATGCGATAGGTTCTGTAAATGTATAATCTGTTACAGACCATTTTCCTTTTTTAAGGCTCTTTAAATCGCCCATACAAGCGTTGCAAACATCTTCAGTGGTAGATTGTGCAGAAAGAGTTATATTGACGTTCTGCGTCATATTCCGAAGCCCACAGACAGCTTGTATTCTGGTTATAATATCTGTTCCTTGACGCATACTATAAGCATTCCAAATATCGCCCATAAATATACACGTCATCCCGTGCCCTTCATACGAAGCATTTAAGGCAATCCAAAGTAGGTTTTCTTTTTCAACGTCATAAAACCAATCCTTGAACATATTGTTTCTGGTGTCAGGCGCAAGGTTATAAATATCTATCGTCATATTAGAAACACCAGAATAAACACTTCTAACAACAGAGAATTTGATTGTGATGGGGTTTTTAACAATATAAGCTTCATCCAAAGGCATACCGTTCTTGTCTTGCTTTTGGATTAGAAGTTCATATTTTCTGTTTAATTTAACCTTGGTTTTCTCCATCTAATATCCCAGAAATCTCTTTTAATTCTTGTTTATTTAACATATATAATGAAGCATAGCCCGTTTCAAAGTCTGTAACTTGCCAAGGGTCATTACCATCAATAGTCCCAATCATAATACCATAATCTACCAAATTACGATATTTGTCTAAAACATTTAAAGAACATAAAAGAGCAACCCCATTTACGTTAAACGTTTCAGACTCTAAATCAAGATACCATATTTCATTTCTTGGCATATATCTTAAATTTAGTTTTATCTGTTCGCCCTCATCTGTCACATAGTACAGAGATTGCTTAGAACTAGAATCAATCGTTGTTAGTTTCTTCATCTTGTAACACCCATTAAAACTTTAGACAAAACAGTTGATTTGTCACTTTCTTTTATGTTTTCTCCAGTGGTTCTACCCTTTTCAGACAATGGCTGTCTTAAGAGGTTCTCAATCCCTTTATATTTCTTAGCATCAAACTTTACGGGTTTAAGCTCTGTCAATCTTATTTCTTTAAACGTAATAGAAATGATTGTTTTATCTTCTGTTCTCTCTGGTTGAGAAAACTCGCATTTTGTAATAGCATATCCCTTTAAATCGCCCCAAGGTGTCTTTATATTCACAATCCCTCGAGAATCACGCTTTTCTTTAATCTTATTAAATATCTTTTGTTGCATACTATCAACATCAGAAAGATTTGCCATTCTGTTTAGAAAATTATCTGCAGAATCTATGTAATTAGACACTTTGATAACTTTATTTCTTATACTGTTTACTGTCTTTGTTGTAGGTGGCAAGAAAGAAGCGACACTTGTTAGTTTTGATGGTAAAGAATACAATAAAGATTCAACAGCATCTTTTCTATACCAAACCAATTCGCCCACCTCTCCTGTTATAGTATAAAGTATAGGTTTTACTGATATTTGGTCTTGATAAGCAACATTTGTTTCAACATAGTTGTCAGTTATGTCGTTTTCCATAACTAAATGTTCTTCGCCAACAATGTCTAATTTTATTTCAAAGTCCTCTCCAAAGTCTAAAGCATAGGAAAGAAACTGCTCTCCTTTCTTTTTTAAACCCCCAACTGATTTTACAAGTTTATCAACAATATCCATTATTCAATTAAACTCCCTAAAGCCGCATTTGTAACAACGTCAGAAAACGACGGGTTAATATCATTCGCCAATCTAGCACCCATTTCCTCACTATTTGCATTGATGGTAAATTCCCTATTGTCATAAAAAACTTTTTGAGAACCAACAGGATAACCACCGACAGGCTTATTTAAATAAGCAAGACCCTCACCAGCCCACGCACCCGGTAAAAAAGCTGCTTTTAATACACCCGTACCGACATCTGCTGCCGCGCCCCATAATATACCACCAGCAACTCCAAATGCGTCAAATATAGCTTGTGCAAACTCTGAGCGTAATGTTTCTTTTGTTTCTTCTCTTGATTTTTTAGTAGTATCGGCAAAAGCCTTAGACATCCTGTCTTCTAGGTTCTCAAGCTCTTTGTTTATATTACCAATGTCGGTATAAAAATCATCTAATGCCTTTATACCATCTGGAGATAACATCCTTGATTGCATTTCTCTGGCTTCTTTTAATTGCTCTGATGTCGCAGAGAACATACGAGCTAACGAACCGGGACTAAATCCAAAATCACTTGCGAATGACAAGAATTGACGGCGTTGTTCATCACTCTCAAGCGTACGCCATCTAGCACGCATTTGTTCCATAAGTTCATCAGGCGAACCACTATGTTGAATACCTAAAAACTTTAAAGATTGAGCAAAACTCTCGTTACCCTTTACTAATTCATTATATCCTTGTCTAACGCTCTCTAATGCCCCTGCAATAGCTTCTCGACTCATCCCAGCACCAGTTACTGCGGACAACGCTTCCCACTTCTGTAAGGCGGCTGCAGTATCTCCTGTAAACGCCGTAAAATCTCTATATGTTTTCGCACTTGTTGAACGCTCATAAGTAAGACCTAACGTTTTTGTCATAAAAGCAGAAACGCCAGTCATTACTGTCGTTAAACCTTTTAAAAACGCCCTATTAGTGGCTCTTTTTTTACGTTCCGCTTCAGCTCTCTCCCTTTTTCTTTTCCTCTCTTGTTCCGCTGCCTCTCTTTTCTTTTGACGTTCCTTCCTTTCTTCATCACGTTGAGCGTTACGTTTTTTTCTTTCCTCAAAGGTTTCTCTTAATCTGTTTTCTCTGTCCCTAGCAATCTGAAGCTTTCCTTCATTTATCTTTAATTGTGACAATGAATCTGTTTTAGGTATATTTAACTCTTGAGTTTCTTTTAACTCTTGAATAACTCTTAATTGTGGGAAACTTTTTAATTCTGGGAGCCCCTTTAATTTACTAGATATTTCATCTATAGTATCCTTAAGCTCAACCATTTGAGCGTTAAATTCCTTAAGCCCAGTATCATCGACTTTAAAACCAATCTCTGCATATAAACTAGATATTGCCTCGGTCATTTAACTCTCCTAGTGTTTCTTGATACTCACGCTCATATTTCTCAAAATGCAATATGTTCATTATAGTATCAATGGGGGCTTTTCGTACTTTGTCTGGGTCGCCCCCGTAATATCCCATCTTGGCTATCCTGATAGACAAAAAAGCAACTTCATCATCTATCTGGACACTTGGAAGCCTCAACTCTTCTTTGCTAATTGGGTTTTTAACAAAGAAATGAGGCTTTTGTAAAAAGGGTAGACATTTACTTTCAAACAAAAGAATAAAATCTCATACAGGTCTTGCCGATTTTCTTCTATATCAAACAATTCTTTCGTAATTCTAACTTCGGCATAAGTACTTTTCTTTAAACATTCAAAACAAGCATTTAATACTTCCATTGAACCATCAATCGCCAAGATTAAAGAATAAGTATCTCCACTAGCAAAAGCAATCTCTGGGTCTATCTTGTTTTCCAAAAGTGCCTTGTTTATCTTCGACTTCAGCATAAAAGCATCATCAAAACTAGCCGGTGCTATAACTACCTTTTTCCCTGTTTCTTTCGTTGTAAATTCCATCTCATCTACCCTTTCCAATTTACATTAGCCAATCGTTCTTTCAATAATACCTTGCATCGTGTAAACAGTGACAGCTTGGTCTGTAGAACCATTGACATTCTCAGATACCTCATACGGAGGCCGTGTGAAGTGCACAGCCTTCAAATAATGAGTATCGAAAACAATGTTTCCAGAGCCATCTCCCATACGCTTTGCAAAACTACCAGCACCGAGAATAAACGCAGAGCTATCCGCCTCATACGATTTATAATAGGTGTTTGTGAAAGAATCATCCGAACTTGCTCTCAAAACACGAAGTGTAATCGTGCATTTCTTACCCTGCTCGTCTTTAGCAATAATCATATTGCCATTCTTACCAACCACTGAGTTTGCAATGTTGTTGTCAACAGCAATCGTGACCACATCTCCATCTGCAAAATCTGTGTAAGTACGACCAAACAAAGTAAACGTGTCTTGTCCAGTTAATCTATATGTTTCAGCCATTTTTTTACTCCTCTACTACAATTAAAATATCTGCCTCGTGGATGGCACCAGCACGCTTACAAGCACCTTGGATAACAGGAGCAATACGTTGTTCACGTTCAGATTGAGCCTGTTGAGTAATCGGCAAACTGTAGATGTACCAACCAACTTCCGAAATATTCTTACGGAACGTAGCGGGGTCACCAAACGTTTGTGCCGAATTCCAAGTACCCGGTGCGATAACACCATTACGAGCAAATTGAATAAAGACTTGGGCCAAAGCATCACGCAACACGGACATACCCGTTTCTGTTTGCGGAATTTTCGTTCCTGTCGTCTTTAAAGCATTGAATAAACCATATTGAGCGGCATACTTCAGAGCGAGATTTTCATAAACCACATCAAAATAGCTGTTTCCACCACTTGACAAAACGCCAACAGCCCCCTGATAGTTGACATAAAGGTCAGCACCAGCGGCTTTTGCATTTGTGTAATCTGTCTGTGTTAAGCCATCATCAGGCAACACATTCACAAGCGTTTTCAAGTTCATCGTTTGCGAAGTGAAAGAACCCGAGAAGTTCACAGAGAAAGCACGGCCAACATAAGCGGCGCAGAACAACTTAGCATCTTCAATACCGTTTGTATAGAGCAAGCAACGTGTCTTCGTCTGTGTGGCGTTTTTAACCGTTGTAATAGCACCAGCAATATCAACCGTAGAAGTAAACGGATGGACAAAGATATAATCACCAGCGTTAATCGTTGTGCTAACAGCAGCGAAAGCCGTATCTTCGAGCGACAATGTCGTCATCACACCAGTAAAGCTAACTTTGTCTTTCATACGAGTGATGGCTTCAGAAATCGTTTCTCCAGAGCTATTTGTACCATTTGTTGTCGTTCCATTCGAAACATCCAAATACGAAGAACCAGAAATGTCTGTTCCACCAACACCACTCGACAAAACAATCGAAGAGCCAGAGCCAACCTTCTTAGAAGCAAACACAATCTTACCTGCATTTACACTAATAAAGCAACATTTTGTCGCGTTGGAAATAACTTTGGCAACATCATCAACCGTTGAACAAGCAGAAAAGTCAAGGTTTGATAAAGTATTGTCAACACTGTCAACCGTAATCTTCAAAGAACCAGCCGTAACCGCCTTGATGGCTGTCAAGTTAGACGTCAACACAGGCGTTGCAAAAGAAGCATTTGTAGCAGATGTTGCATTTTGCATCGGGATAACAACCAAATATCCACGACCAGAATTCAGGTTTGCATTTTGGGCAAACACATTTTGTGCCATTTTCGCCGTTAAAGAGTTAGTGCCATAAGCAGTAACAATATCTGACGGGTCAATGGTAATCATATAAGGTTCAACATTGTTCGGGGTTTCGTGCGTAAACAAAGCAACTTCGTTCACGTTCTTAACGGACAAAGACCGTTCTACGCCCTGAACTGTGACCCTAATGACATTTGAGATTGATAAAATACTCATTTGTTTTTCTCCTTTTTATATTTTACATAATACACCATTATTATGGACTTTGCAACTGAGAGTCATCTTGCCCATCATTAGGGGTTGGGCGAGGCGCTTGAATTGTGTCCAAAATAATTTCCGTTCCGTCAGAATTGATTTCTGCGTTGAACGTATCGTAATACGCTGTCGTCTTTTCTTTTACCTCTGAACACATAGCATAGAATCTTAAGGTATATCTGTTAATATCAGAGCCACCCTCTAATCCAGAAGTATTTATAAAAGACGAAGGTATTTCAAATATCCGAAATTGATACTTATTCTGTATCTCTTGCGAATAAAAAGAGTTGAGAGCCATAGAAACTTCCGCTCTACGAGTCCTCGCCTCTATTGAACGACTAAATATATCTATCTGGACTAATGCCCTACCATAGACAACCTGTCGCTCTGCGTCTTTAATGCTGTCATAATAACTCTTAGAAGAAATAGGGTTAAAATCAACAGCACCAACGACAACAAATAATTCATCCGCATTTGGTGGGATTTTTCTATTCTGCACACGAACCCAAATATGATTCTGGTCTAATCCCATTTCACTGCGAACAATATCAACAATATAATTTTCAAGTTGCATTCTGCCAATCCCTTATACAATGATACTCAATATGGCCATAATCAGCATAATCTTTTACAGCCATTATTTTGTATTCAATATTACGATAGATAACTCTATCATTGGTTTTCAACTTAACATCTTCTTTCGTGTGGAACCAGTACCAATCCCAAGACCATTGGCCAGCAGGCTTCACTTTAATCTCTTCTGGGTCTAATGGTTGAATAACGCCATCAAAGTTAAAATATCTAATATTTTCAACAACATCACCGAGAGCGTTTACTTCTTGTGTAATTGCCTTTGCTTGCGACCC